CTAAGACACACGCCAAAGTATTACTCACCTGGAACGCCGACGCCGCTACAACAGCTGCAGCCGTAGACGCTTCAGGATTGAGTGGACATACGAACGGCGCTAAACTTCACATTACAAACATTGTATATGGTGTAGGTTTAGGAGAATGTAAATTAGAATTTAAAGGTGCTTCAGCTGACATTGAGGCAATAAACTTATGTGGTTCAGGTCACTATTATGGTGCTGTAATTAAAAATACAGCAACTAATACAGGTGCAACTGGTGGAGACATTGAGGCAATTACAACTAATGCTTCATCTGGTTTTGCATTATTGACATTACAAAAACAAGATATGGGTGAAAACAGTTAAGGAGTTAAATTATGACAGATATAGTATCAGTACAAACAATTGCTGATGTGGCAGGTGTTAAACATGTTAGTAAAATGACTAACATATCAGACGGCACTGGTGAATCATTAGTTACTAAAATTGACGCTTCAGCAACAAATGGAATGTCTGAAGACGCTACAAAAGTATTAGCAAGAATATGGTATTCAATTAATACTACAAACAACAACGCTGTTGTTGAGTTATTGTGGGGAGGAACTACCAATTCTACAATGGTTTTACTTAATGGTCAAGGTCATTGGGATTTAAGAACTTTTGGAGATGGTATATCAAACAATGCAGGAACAGCTACTGGTGATGTGCTATTAAGTACTAGAAACTTTGTTTCTGGTGACAATTATACGATTTTAGCAGAATTTAGATAAATTTATAACATTATAGTTATAAGTTTGTATAAATAGTATATAACAAAAAAGAGAAAGAGAGAGTACACTTATGAAATTAATTTCAGAAGAAGTATCAACTGCCGAGTATCTTGTCGAAGAAGACAAGAATGGCAAGAAAGAATACAAGATTAAAGGTGTTTTTTTACAGTCTAACATCAAGAATCGTAATGGGCGAGTATACCCTAAAGAAATCTTGATGAAAGAAGTAACAAGATACAACAAAGAATTTATCAATAAAAATCGTGCATTTGGCGAGTTAGGACATCCTGACGGACCTACTGTTAATCTAGAAAGAGTTTCTCATATGATTAAGAAACTTTATCCAGATGGTGATAACTTTATTGGTGAAGCTAAAATCATGGACACGCCCTATGGTAAGATTGTAAAAGGTCTTATTGATGAGGGTGCTCAATTAGGAGTATCATCAAGGGGAATGGGTTCCATCATGCAAAGAAACGGCGCTAACTATGTGAAAGATGATTTCATGCTAGCTACTGCCGCTGACATTGTAGCAGACCCTTCAGCACCGGCCGCTTTCGTAGAAGGCATTATGGAAGGTAAAGAATGGGTGTGGGACAACGGTCTCTTGGTCGAGAAAGACATTGAGGCGTGGAAGATGGAAATGATTAAAACGAAACAAAAAAATATAGACAAAAAAAATCTAGAAATTTTTGAATCGTTTATTAGAAAACTGTAATATTATAAATATTCCCTGAACTCGTAAAGAGATTTTAGGGGTTTTATAGTACTATAAAATAAATAGAGGAGATTTTCAATGGCAGAATCAGAAAAAATAACTGACGCTATCGTAGAAGCTTCAGCAAATCCAAACGCTGACGCTCCTAAAAAGAATGCTGTTGCAGCTGAACCTACCCATCTATCAAACGACGGCGAAGATTTAGGCGCACCTGTTGTTAAACCAACAGACAGTAATCCAGACGGTACGAAAAAAGTTAAACAGGTTTCTGACACCGTATCTAAAAGTGCTCAAGTAGCTGGGGAACCATCACACTTGAAAGCTTCATACGAAGAAACCGATTCTAAAGATGAAACAATCGAAGAAAAGAAAGTCGAAGATGTTAAGAAAGACATTGATGAAGATGAAAAGGAAGCTAAGGCTAAAAAAGATTCTGAAATTGATGTTAAAGAAGACATTGAGGCACTTGTTGGAGATTCAGATTTATCTGAAGAATTTAAACAAAAGGCTGCTACTATATTTGAAGCTGCAATTAACTCAAAAGTTAAAGCAGAAAAAAATAGATTGGCTGCTGAATATGATACTAAATTTGAAGAAGAAATCTCAAAATCAAAATCTGAACTAACTGAAAAAGTTGATTCATACTTAAACTATGTTGTTGAAGAATGGATGAAAGAAAATAAGTTAGCACTAGAAAGAGGTATTAAGGGCGAAATCGCTGAAGACTTCATTGGTGGACTGAAAAAATTATTTGAAGACCACTATATTGATGTTCCAGATGAGAAATATGATGTTCTTGAAGACCAAGCTAGTAAGATAGAAGACTTAGAGAAAAAACTTAACGAAGAAATCGACAAAAATGTTGAAATGAATAAAGTTAATGGTTCTTTTAAAAGACAAGAAATCATTGATGAACATTCATCTGATTTAGCTGATACAGCTAAAGAAAAATTCGACAGTCTTGTTGAAGGCGTTGAGTATTCTTCTGAAGAAGATTTTGCAACTAAAGTAAAGACTATTAAAGAGTCCTACTTTGAGCAAAAAGCTGAGAAGTCTGTGGATAACACAGATATAGATGATGTTGCGGTGGGCGGGGAGACTTCTAACGAAGACTTGTCGAATGCTATGGCTGCATACACCAACGCAATTAGTAAAACAAAAGATATTAAAATATCTAGCTAATAACAAAAAGGAGAGAAGAAGATATGTACTTATCGGAAACTTATGAAAAAAAATGGCAGCCAGTTTTAGACCATCCAGAACTTCCAGAAGTAAAGGATAGTTACAAGCGTGCCGTTACATCGGTCATCTTAGAGAACCAAGAGCGTTCTTTAAAAGAAGACCAAGCATTTCTTGCTGAAACACCTACCAATAATACTGGTGCTGGTGTAAGTAATTGGGATCCTATCCTAATTTCTTTAGTAAGAAGAGCTATGCCAAATCTTATTGCTTATGATATCTGTGGCGTACAACCAATGACAGGACCAACTGGTCTTATCTTTGCAATGCGTTCAAGATATACTAACATGAGTGGCTCAGAGGCTTTATTTGATGAAGCTGATACAGATTTTTCTGGTCGTAATGCGACTGGTTCTGCTGTTGATGGTTTCTCAACAACTGCTCACTCTGGAACTAACCCTGCTCTATTGAATGATTCACCTGCTGGTACACACACAACTGGTACTGGTATGTCTACAGCTGCGGCTGAAAGTCTAGGTGAAGATTCAGGTAATGCGTTTGCTGAAATGGCGTTCAGTATTGAGAAATCAACTGTAACTGCTAAATCAAGAGCGTTAAAAGCTGAATACACAATGGAACTTGCTCAAGACCTTAAAGCGATTCATGGACTTGACGCTGAAACAGAACTTGCTAATATCTTATCAAGTGAAATTTTAGCTGAGATTAACCGTGAAGTAGTTAGAACTATCTATGCTAACGCTGAGAAAGGTGCTTCTGCAAACACAGGTACAGTAAACACAACTACTGAAGGTATATTTGACCTAGATACTGATTCTAACGGCAGATGGTCTGTTGAAAGATTCAAAGGTCTTATGTTCCAAGTAGAAAGAGAAGCTAATGTTATAGCACAAAGAACTCGTAGAGGGAAAGGTAACTTAATTATCTGTTCATCTGATGTTGCTTCTGCACTTCAAATGGCTGGTGTATTAGATTACGCTCCTGCGTTAAACAACAATTTATCTGTTGATGACACAGGAAACACTTTTGCTGGTGTTCTAAATGGTAAATATAAAGTTTATATTGACCCATATGCTGCTAATAACACAGCTAAACAATACTTTGTAGTAGGTTACAAAGGTTCTTCACCATATGATAGTGGAATGTTCTACTGTCCGTATGTGCCACTACAAATGGTCCGTGCTGTTGGTCAAGATACTTTCCAACCAAAAATTGGGTTTAAAACCAGATATGGTTTACAAGCTAACCCATTTGCTGAAGCTGCTGTAGGCGACGCTGCTGTTATTAACGGTAGTGGTTCTGCAAATAGTAACAGATACTATCGTAGAGTACAAGTAGCAAACATCATGTAATTGATGTTGTTGCTTTCTCGAAAGTAAACAAATTGAATCGGGCTGTTCTGAACAGCCCTTTTCTTTTTCTACTAATCCACACTTACGAATCATATAAATAATAGTATGACTGAAACAAACTCATTAAATAGACAACCTACTAAGTTAGACTATGCGGCTGCAACCCAATTTAAGTTTAATATAATCAAACTGCCTAAGGTAGAGTTTTTCTGTACATCTGTAAATATACCTGGTATTACATTAGGTTCTACAACACAAGCAACATCATTGATAGATATACCAATACCTGGTGATACTCTAACATATAGTGCTTTAAATGTAGACTTTTTAGTAGATGAAAACTTAGAGAACTATCGTGAAATACATGGTTGGTTAACTGGTTTAGGTTTTCCTAAAAATCATACACAGTTTGAAACTCTTGTTAATGCCGGTAGTGATAGATTTCCTACAAGTAATGCAACTGCAAATAATAGAGAGGCAGGTAGAGTAGATGATACAGGATTTGATACAGGCGCTCAATATTCAGACGCTACATTATCAATACTATCAAGTAAAAACAATCCAATAATGGAAGTAAGATATGTAGATTTATATCCAACATCTTTATCTGGATTAACTTATGACCAACAAGCAGGAGATACTTCTTATCTATCTGCAAGTGTATCATTTAATTATCAGATATACGAATTTGCAACTGTCGGAAGTGGAAGAACAACTGAAACAACTACATAAAGCTTGACATTTCGTTGGTTTTATTATATAATGGATAGATTATGACATTAGAAGAACTACAAGAGCAGGTCGGTAAAGACCTCAAAATAAACGAGGCTGAATTAGATTTAGAATCTTTAAAAACACCTCAACTACACAACAAATATCTTAAACATCTAAATAACTTTAAACTGTTATTAGCTAGAGCTGAATCTGATTATAAAATTCTCAAAAGAGTAAAGTGGGAATACTATACTGGTAAAGCAAGTCCAAAGATATATCAAGACAAACCCTTTAACTTAAAAATTATGAAATCAGATGTAGATAAGTATCTTGAATCTGATGAAGAACTAATTAAGTTATCACAAAAAATAGACTACTTAGAAACGGTTGTCAATTACTTAGACAGAACACTTAGACAAATTAGTAATCGAGATTGGCAAATTCGCAACTCTATTGAATGGAGAAAGTTTACTTCTGGTGCTATCTAATGTATTTAACTAATGATGTCATGTTATATCCCAATGCACTTACACCTGATGAGTGTAACAAAATAATTCAGATTGGTGAATCTAAAAAATTTGAAGAATCTAAAATACAAGATGGTGATAATAAAAATAGAAGTAGTAAGGTATCTTGGATAAATGACAAACCATTACATAAACTTCTTATCAGTAAAACTATTCAGATAAACTTGAAATCAGGTTGGAAGTTTCAGATAAAAAAAATAGAACCAATGCAATATTCAGTATACAATGTAGATGACCACTACAAATGGCATATAGATTCACACAGTAAACCTTATGATGATGGTCTAATTAGAAAAATCTCTTTTTCTGTTATACTAAACAATGATTATGAAGGTGGTATATTAGAATGTGCAAATTGCAATCCAAAGAATGAAGATATATTACATAATTTTACTAATTTAAATGTTGGTGATATTATATTCTTTCCTTCATTTTTATGGCATAGAGTAACACCTGTAACTAAAGGTATACGAAAATCATTAGTCGGTTGGGTACTAGGAAAACCATGGGTATGAGAAATCTGATACTTACAAAGAAAGATGATGTACACTTAGTAGTAGACGCTGATGAAGATGTTCGTAGAGATTTAGGTTCACATTTTACCTTTGAAGTGCCTGGTGCTAAGTTTATGCCTTCTGTTAGAAATAGAAGGTGGGATGGTAAAATCAGGTTATTTTCTTACACTAATGGTCAAATCTATACAGGTCTATATCCATACTTACTTAACTGGTGTCAAGAGAATGATGTTGAAGTAGTGGACAGAACAGACATAAAGGATGCCAGTGTAGATACTGAACTAGTAGATAGTTTTATCAAGAAATTAAACATACCTTTTGAAGTAAGAGATTATCAAAAATCGGCGTTTATTTACTCTATGGTGAAATCAAGGTGTTTAATGTTATCGCCTACGGCCTCGGGAAAATCTCTGATAATTTATCTGATGATTCGTTTTAATCTGATAAGACTGAAAGAAGAAGAAAACAATAAGATTCTTATAGTAGTGCCGACTACTTCTCTAGTAGAACAATTATATAAAGATTTTAAAGACTATGGTTATGATAGTTTAAAGAATGTCCATAGAATATATCAAGGGCATGAAAAAGAAAGTAATAAAAGAGTATATATCAGCACATGGCAATCAATCTATAAACAAGATAAGAAATGGTTTAAACAGTTTGGTATGGTTGTCGGTGATGA